TTCTTTATTTCTGCTATGGTACGTGCCATTATACGGTAAATTTGTAAGGGTTAGTAGTATATTCATCATCCACTGCGGTAGCGGTTAATATTTGTTCGCCTGTAGGCAGCGTAACGGTTTGTGTAAAGGTGTAATCGCCTGCGCTCTTTGTACCTGCGCTCACTTCACCAGCTACCGGTATGGTAAATTTTATCTGTTGCGACAATGCGGCTACACGGTATTTAATGGTAAGCGTAGTGCCGCTGTATGTAACCCCCAATATCTCAACCGGGTTGTAACCAGCGTTGACTATTAGCTCTGTATCTTCTGCGCTTTCATTAGTTGGGTACCTGCTACCCTTATCATCTATGAAGTGGCATGTAAAATCTATCATGTAAACGTAAATATTGTTGTGCCCGTAGTCCTGTTCATTGTTTACGTGCATTAACATACTACAGGCAGTAGGCTCAAAGTGAGTAAGCAGGTCTATAATAGCATCGCGGTATTCAAATATGGTGAGGTTCTGGTCCAGGTCACCGTCGCCCGCATCTATTTGCTCCATTGCCAGGTGAATGCGAAACGTTAAATCGCTTGCTGTAATGCCGGTGCCTAACTGCTGGTAGTTATTTGACATCAGCAACTCTACAAAAGCAGCCGGTAGGTTAAATGGGTAGCTCTCTCCATCTTCTAAACGTTGCAACTGTTCATTCCACACGGCCGAGTACAAGTCTGGACTATTGCCGGCGTTGTTAGGTAGCTGCAATGTTTTCAGCTTGTTTATAATATCTACTATAGGTGCTTTGATACCTGCCATCAATCAAATATTTTATCAACTACCTGCCTTACTTTTTTAATCTGCTCTTTTGTCAGCTTTGTTGTTTGCCCCATAAATTGCCGCTGAGGTATATGCGTGTAGTGCGTATTAACTGTTATAGGTCCTTTGTTCTTTCTACCACGTTTCTTAATCTGATTCTTACCGCGCTTACGGGTGTATGTTTTAACCGGCCCGAAATACCCAAACTGGTGCACTGCCGCATAATTAAACCCTCCTTTTGCTGTAGCCTCCGTAACATTAAACTCTATCAAATCAAACGTTGCTTTCTTTAAGCTGTTGGCTACTGCCCTGCGCATTCTACCGGTTTGTACCAGTATTGCGCTGTTGCTCCTACGGCTTTTACCCCCTTTACGCTTTACTTCTTTCCATTTCTTGCCGTCATACTGTTGCTTGTTGTAATTCTCTTTTATGAAAAAGTTTTTGGTTGTATTGGCTACCTGCAGGGGTAATTCTTTTTTTACCCTCTCAAACTTCTTTAGCACAATCTCAAACTGAAACTTTGACATTAGTTGAGTTGTATCTGTTTTTTAGCTATCCACTTATCATAATCAGTTACAACCTTATTGCTGCTGTACATTTCAAGAACAAGCGGTGTAGACTGGCTACGTGTACCCATCTCAATGTGAACGGTGTCAAATTCGATACCTTCTCCAGGTTCCAATTCGCGGCCAGCATTCTTTTCCACCCAACCTAAAAACTGTTTATACATATCCGGCCACAGGTGTATAGCCTTTAGCGGTAGTGATTTTATACGGTGAGCGTAGATAGCGGAGGCGCACATATCTACTGCCTGTACACCGGTGGGTTTATATTCTGACCAGTTAATCATACCACGAAAATAATAAACATTGGTGTAGTTTTATTAAATAATTGTGTGCACACATTTTAAACATTCCAACACCGTCAATCTACTTTCGTTGCAAGATGTACTGTGTAGACCCTTCGGCAGATGAGCCGATAATGCTTATTAATAAACACATCGGCTTCGACGAGAAGGACGGCCCGGGCATTGATGGTTCTTTATTTCAGGAGGAGCTTTTGCGCTTAGATGCAATGGGTAAAAAGAGAATCCAGATATGGATAAACTCTCCCGGTGGTAAAGTAATGGACGGTTACAACATTGTAAACGCCATACTGAAAAGCGAAACCAGGGTTGATACTTACTGTGTAGGTATAGCTGCCAGCATATCGGCTGTAATATTCCAACAAGGGCGCAAGCGCATAATGGCCGACTATGGCCTGTTAATGTACCACAATCCATACGGCGGTAATGGAGGCGATGAGCTGGAAGCAATGCGCAATAGCATTGTTACCATGATAGCTACCCGCACCGGCAAACCGGCGCAGGATATTAAGCGAATAATGGACAAAACCAGCTGGATAGAAGCTCCCGAGGCTTACGATAACGGCTTTTGCGATACAGTTGAAAAAAGCGTTGACCTGAATAAAAAGCGATTAATAAATGTAGGTGATGCTAAGGCAATGTATTTAGCTGGTAACGAAGTGCTTAACTCCATATTAAACGATAAAACAATAATAAAACCAAATACCATGAGCTTTAAACTGGTGACAAACAAACTGGGCCTGAATGATGCGGCTACTGAAGATCACGTACTTCGCGCAATTCAGGATATAGAGAATAAGGCAGCCACCGAAAGCAGCCGTCTCAACACAGCTTTAAACGAAGCTACCCGCCTGAAAACCGATGCCGAAAACAAGGCCAGCGACCTGGAGGCCAAACTCAAAAAGGCAAAAGATGAGTACGACACCTTAAAGGCCGAGTACGACAAAATGCAGAAAGAGAAAAAAGAGGCTGAAGATAAAGCCGCTAAAGATAAAGCTGAGGCTACTGCTAAGGAGTGTAAAAATATGCTGGACGGCTTTGTAAAAAGCAACCGCATTAAGGCCGATGCTGTAAATGGTTGGCTGGATAAGGTTACCACCGGTAAACTAACCGTAGATGAGGTTAAAGATATGATTGAGGCGTTGCCGGTAAATGGTAAAGCTGTAAAAGTAGCTGAACCTGCTGGTGGTACCGGGGGCGATAATGACCGCGCTCTTACCAGCGTAGTAGCCAACACCATGGCTAACGTACGTAACAGACTGGCCGAATCTGGTAAATACTAATTAAAGGCAATAAATAAGTAAAAAAGCAAAAACAAGAAAGATGAAAAACTTTGTAAAAAACATAATTATAGCCCTTACATTGGGTATGTTCAGCGCCGAATCGTATGGCGCTAAACCGGTAAACCGCCTTGCCCGTACCGGCCCTGAAGCGCTGGATATACAAGATACAAGCTGGAGCGGTCCCGCTGCAAGCTATATGATTACCCGCGCCGTAGTTGGTGCAGATACCATAGAGAAAGGATGTATTTATGTTGAAGATGGAATCCGCAAAACCAAAACCATACCGCGTATTGAAGTATCGAACTTCATACAGAAACGCGCTGCAACGCCAACCAGTAAAGGTAGTGTAACAGTAGATGGTCGTAAGCTGACCCCGCTGGATATAATGCTTTACTACGAGTTTAACCCGCGCGATTACGAACAGCACTTCTATGCAGAGCAGCTACAGCCTAAACTATTAGGCCGTGAGTTGCCGGTTACTGCTGAAAACTTTATGATGATGCAAACCATGAAGCGTCTGAATGAGTTTTTTGAAAATGCTATACACCGTTCACGTATTGACTATGACCCGGACGGCGCTAACGTTGACCCTACTACCAAAGGTGAGGTTGCCGGTGCTTCTAACTATATCTATTTTGATGGTTTGATTAAAAAGCTGTTAGATGCTGCCAGCGACCCAACATATCCTACTCTTACTGTAGGTACGCCAGTAGCGCTTACTGCCAGCAACATACGCGATAAAATGACCGCAGCTATCAACCTGTTGCCACAGGCTTTGATAGGTAAATACGGTAAAGGCGGCGTTAAGTTTGTGATGAGCTACGTTGATTTCCTGAAATACGGTGAAGCGTTACGTACCGATACCTACAAAAACATACGCAGCGATGAACGCGCATACAATCAATACCGTGGTTACGATATTGAAACTGTGGCCGGTCTGCCTGAAAACACATTCTACCTGGCTATACAAAAACCGGACGTTGACAGTAACACCTGGTTAGGCATAAACAGCACCGAAGATAACCAGCTACAACTGCAACGTCTGCAGAATAACAGCGAATTGTTCTTTGTGAAAGGCCTGTTTAAAATGGACACACAAATCGGTTTCCCTGATCAGTTTGTACTATACAGTACACTAACAGCATAATAAATGGCGGGGTAACACCCGCCTTATTTTTAAAACATAAAATTCTAATAGCAAAATGAAAAAGATATTTTCTATAGCCACATTCTTAGTAGCGCTTACCTTTTCGGTATTTGCTCAAACAACCACCCCACGCACCGGTACATCTGCCGGTAAGGATAACACCTACCGCATACTTACCTACAAATATGTAGCGCCTAACAAAGATGCTGCCGGGCTTGATACTATTACCCTTAACCCCTCAGCATTCCATACGCAGGTATACTTTGACAGCCTGGTTGATAGTGTTGCGTTTAAGATAGGTAGCGTAACACCTGCTTACCTGGGCGACGAGCTGGAGTTTCAGTTCACCAATTCATCTACCGGTAAAGTAATTCGCTGGGCCGGTGCTTATTGGGACCCTGCAACAGTTACTATTGGCAGCCAGGGAGGCGCTGTTTATCTGAGTGCCAGTAAAAAAGCAACCGTTGTTTTCCACTTTGACGGGCGCAAATGGGTAGAGGCTTATCGAACGATTCAGTAACCGGTTATCTAACCATAAACGCAAAACGATGGGAAAGAAAAAGGACAAACCAGAGCAAGCGCCTGTT